GTGGTTGACGGGCCCAGGTAGATACCTGATAGATCAGATCTACTGGGATAGGGTAGTTAATTCTATTAATGTTAGTAGTATCTACTCCCTCAGGGGTGTAGGTCAAAGGAACGTATCCACGATGAGCACGTGTTGGGTCCTCAGAAACCCCCACGAGATCAATAGTTATATATGGGTAGGACTGCTGACGGATTTCCTTATCAGGCTGTCCATAGTAAACCCCTACAGGCCGTGCTGAATTTCCGCTATCAGCAACAGTAATTCCTGTGAGCAAAGTCTTAAGGGCTTCATCTTCATTTAAAAGAAATGGCATTAGATCATTCCCATCGCAAAAGTACTTAAGGCAGGAGAAAGCTGCTCGCTTGGAGTCCCGTAGTTAAGCTTGCGCATCTGATCCTCAAGCTCTTTAGGCATAGCGATAGTAGGCCCCCCATTTACATGGACGACCTCGAGTTGATTTACAAAGTGATCTGGCCAGCCAAATGATGCGGCGTGGCTGCGTAGAAGCTGCGTAAACATACCTAATGCGCTTACTTCACCGAAAACTAATACGGCTTTAAGGTAATCCTCTATAGTGAATTTATCAGCCATTTTTAGGAAGTTTCTTCGAGAGTACATATCCAGTAGCAATTAAAAGAGCCGCTTTATTAAAACCCTTATGCTTTTTCTCTGGAAGCAAGTTGCATACTCCGCGAATAAACTCCACTTTATCGGCGTCGGTCTCATACCGATTCATCCGATCATATAGACTAATCATAATTCCTCCATAGGAAGACGCAAGGTAAAGCAGCAGGGTTCCGGATAAATCCGGCGTCAAGGTCAAGGATAAAGGAAAAGCCCCCTTGTGGGGGGCTTAACTATTACTTCTTTTTAGCTGGTGCCTTCTTAGTCGTCTTCTTGACCTTCTTGGCTAGCTTGGCATCATTCTTTTCATCCTGAGCCTCAAACTTCTTCTTCTGAGCTGGGGTCATACCCTTCTCAAACTTTGAATCTTTATGAGCCATTTACTTGCCCTTCTTAGTAGTAGGCTTACCAGCCTTCTTCTTGCAGGCGCCCTTGCAGTTAGGCTTTGAACAGCCGCATCCACATGCTTTGCACATATTAATCACCACTTCCCTTTTTACTATGGTATTTTTTGGTTGCTTTAACGCCGGCACCGATGGTGACGGCTCCGGCAAGCTTGGTTAGGTCATAGGTCTTACCACCTGGGTGGTGGACTTTTACGTCTTTGCCGTGCTTGTCTACAATGTGTGTCTTACCGTCTGCCTTAAACTTGGCAGCGGCTTTCTTCTTTTCTACCGCCTTTGGGCGTGCTTTACTTTTTGGCACCCTTTACCTTCTTCAAATTAGGATTCTTAGCCTTCGCCTTAGCCGAAGCCTTGCGAGAGGATGAAGCTAGTATAGCACCGGCTGCCTCCTTGGAGACACCTTCTTTTGCTGCAATTTTATTCTGTGCGGCCTTAAAGCCTGGGTGTTCTTTTGCCATCTCTATTCCTACCCTACGTTATAGATTGTTAAGTTAGCTGACGGGGAAGCTGGACGGGTTGGGTTTGTACCCGCTGCTGTAGCAAGAAGGGACATTCCTGATGCGCCAGACCACCAATGAAATTGAATGTAGTCATTTGGCAACACAGAAATTGGAGACTCAATGTTTGCTAAAACCTGTGAGCCCTGCGCACTGGCTGTGGTAAAGGTAAAAGCAGAGGCCGGAACTTGAACGCCGTTTTTAGAGAACCAAGTTGTGATGTGATAATCACTTGTACCGCCAGTAAAGTTAAACTGACCTAAAAAGTTAAGGTTGTATGTTCCTGGGTTTGCAAAAACAATCTTACTTTTATCCGATGAGTTAAGGGTCATGCCCTTGCTTATATTGGTTGTGTCCCAAGTAATAAGGTTATCTGTGGTGGTTCCTCCGCTAGTTTGGCTTGTGCTTAAAGCAAAGTTGCCGTAGTAAAGAATGGCTGCGGGAACTAGAGGAGTGTTTAGACGGATGCTCACTTTAATACCGCCAGTACAGATACGCTGGATGAGGCAGATGAAATTGCATAAACTGGCTCATTAACATTTAGGTTGTCAATAGACACAGAAGTTCCTGGCAATAAGGTAAGCCCGTATGAAGACGAGGTTACTGAAGAAGAACCAATATACACTGTAGCTACAAGGTCTACATTTTGAATGTTAATGGACATGCTATTCCATGTAGGATAGTTTTCTCCATTAACTGTTACTGTTGGATCTGAAGGGGTAACAGAGACGGCGGTTGAGCTATTTAAAGCTACAACGCTGTGTGATAGTGACATAGGGTTTCCTTACGCTGTTGTTGGGTCAAAAGCACTGTAGTTGGCGTAATGCTGGAATTGACTGTCGTTGACAAGCTCTTCCGCATTTACCTGGTTACATTGTACACGCAAAAGGGTGTAATTGTTTTGAATAATGCCTTCTGGAAGTACCCGAACAGGGGTAAAAACTTCGTTCCTAAATACAATACGATCCCGTAGGTAGGCATCTGGGTTGATTTCTACGTTGCCTAGCTCTGGGATATTGTTGTAGTTGGCACCATAGAAGTTGAGCTTACTCTCAATAACATCGACATTTATGACGATAGTTAGCTGGTCAGCGTTATAAAAACCGCGGTCACTCTGGATGGTTACACCCTGCTCTAGGTGGGCATTGATTACCGGAATAGTAAGAGGGTTCTTCCATACACGTCCTGTGCCTGAGTCGCTACCTACATCGTAGATAGGGTCTACTACGGTATTGACGGAGTCAAACTGCCACCATTCTATGGTGGTTCCTACAGTCTTTACAAGCTCAACTGTAGAGCCTGAGATGATAGATGCATGCTCAGACTGGATGCTAAAACGCCCTTGTCGGTTCTCTCCGCGCATAGGAGCTCCTTAGATCTGGTTAGGTAGTGCAAATGTGTTGCTAGCCTCATCATAGTACGACCCGACCAATACAGACGCGACACCTTCTGTGTCAATCTTATCGGTAATGTCTATAGCTTTAGGCTCACTCAAAAAGATAGCTGCTAGACGATCGTCGGTATGTAGGATGTCTACAACCTCATTGTCTAGGACAAAAGCAATCTTTCTTCCTGTCATTGGTTGATTATCCATTTGTTTCTCCCTGATCCTCTAGGTATGATACTCGTACTTGCTCCCACTTGTGTAGTGGGCAAAACGCATTAGGCAACTTTACCTTTGCTGACATAAAGCATCCGCATTCCTTACAGTTTCCTGTAGGAAGCAGCTCTGGGCAAGCCTTACAGATTGCAAAGCGTTCCTCTGCAACATCTGTCTGTACACGGCCTAGATTTTTGTTGAATAGGTCCCAAGGCCTAGCCGGCCTATCGTATGGTGTGCTCATATTAGAATCCTTGTGCTGAGAAGTTATCTACTGTAGTCCCTTGTGCATTAGGGCTATACGCCTTAACTATACCATAACTTGTGCCGGCAACTCCAGTTGAGTTAGTTCCTGAGATAGCGGTCAAATAGTTGTAGCTTGCATCGTAGGCTGTGGCGGTATACGAGGTAATTGAGTTGGCAGCGCTTACCCGTATAGATTTAACTTCAGCAGTAGTTGAGGTAGTGTTTAAGATGCTGTAGACCTGACTTCCAGCAGCTGAGTAGATTGTTTGAAGGTAATAGTTAGTAGTTGTGCTTGTACAGGTTTGGCAACCGGTAGCGTTTCCACCACCAGAAGAGTTAGACGGGCAGCCACAGTTTGGGTATGTTCCAGTACCTGCTACAGAGGCATAAGGCCCGCTTGGGCAACCGCTAGGGTAGGTAGGGGTGGTGGTAGTGCTGTGGGTACAGATGTGGTTAGCGTTGGGGGTACCATCACCAGCATTACAGCTGTAAGTAGTGCCGGTTGTACCCACTGTAAAGCAAGAGGAAATAGATCCTGAACCACTAGGTGTAGGTCCGTTGACTGTTCCACCAGAGCACACATAGCATGTACCTCCACCGCTTCCTACACCGCCATTGCCACAAGTATAGCTACAAACCGCACCTGTAGCGTCGGTGGTACAGGTGCCAGTAGATAAGCAGCTATTGCTTGGATTAGAAACGTCAGCAGCATTACAGTAACGGGTTGATACTGTGGCAGATACAGCTGTAGCGCTTCCAGCATATGTATATGTGGTTGTACCGGAAGTCGCTGTTGCGTTATATGTACTTGTAGTAGTTATGGGTGCACAGGTAGTACAAGAAGAACAATAGTTGCTACAGTTACAGGTGTAAGTAGAGGTTGAGGTATCACTATAAGAAATAGCGCCCCACCAAGAACCAGAGGCAGTAGACCAAAAAGCAATACCTGTTCCAGGAGTAACCCCAGAAGCATTAGAGTTTCCTAGGTAAACAATGGCATTAGCATCACCGATATCAACTACTGCTAAAGCCCCAGCGTTTAATGAAGAAGTTCCATTAGAGGAAGCTGCTGCCGCACCGTTAGCAGCCCAGACACCAAACCTAGCTACCCAAGATTGACCTGTGTCAGCAGTGCCTAAACTACCAGAAGTAGTGCGAGTAAAGGTATCTGTAACTAGTCCGATAAACCACTGTCTCCAGGTACCGGCAATTTTAACCCAACCAGAGGTTACAGAGTGCCAAGATCCTGACACTTTGACTAGAGCAGCACCTGCAGTATGCCAAGCACCGCTTACTTTAATTTGCCCAGCCATTATACGTAAACCAGCCAGACATCCCCATCTGCCCCTTGACCTGAAGTTGGAGATGAGGTAGAAGTCCAAATATTACGAACAACACCTGATGAGGTAGAGGCTGTGGAGACTGTACCGTTTGTTGTAGAAACGAAGGCTGATGAAGGAGTTTGCCAAGCAGGAAGTCCACTTACAACAGTAAGGACTTGACCAGAGCTTCCAATAGGAAGGCGGGTATTTCCGCTGTTGTAGTAGTGAAGGTCACCGTTTGTAGTAAGGGTGCTAGCAAGAAGATAGTTTGGAAGGGTAGTCCATTGAGGAGCACTTGCGCCAATTGTAAGGTACTGTCCAGAAGTTCCTATAGATAGCGTAGTGTACGTTCCTGCACCAGTAGAATAAAGAAGTTGATAAGCGGCTGTAAAGGCAGACTTAGGGATAGCAGCACCGCCTATGCCTGAAGCAGAAGAAATACTCCCCACTAAGCTGGCGTAATCTGCGCTGTTTACATAAAGAACATTGTTAGTTCCTACTTTAGGAGTACCTGTCTGGTCAATGTTAAAGCCTAAGCTATTTGATGCAGAGTATGTCTCCATAAGGTTAAGAGATCCGGCCCCCATTCTGAGGGTAAGACCGACGTTGCTGGCAGAGGTAACAGTGCTTCCACCAGTCTTAAGAACATACGGAGCATTAGATACGCCGTTAACTAGGCCAGCTTCAATGTTAAGAAGCCTATCACCAATGGTGTTCCAGTTAGTTGTGGCTGTAGACCACGTACCTGAAAAGGTAGAGGTAAGGGGATTGGTAGTTAGGGCTGTACCCAAAGCGGTTTCAAGAGCTACAATTTCTTGCTGTAGAGAGTTAATGTTGTCAGCAGCTACTGTGCTTACAAGATCAACCTCAGCAGTATAGCTTCGTACCTGGTTAGGGTATCCATTTGGGTTAGTTGCCACTTATATCTCCTTAAATCAATCCCCTCACAATACCTGAAAATTAAGCCGGTGTCTGCCCCATTGGGTTCTGGATATTCAAATAGCTAGGTGGTTCTGGCCATTTAATGTCTGTAGGAAAGCCTTCCTGTTGTGGAACATCCAGCAAAGCCTGACGAAATGCAGCTATCTCAGCCTGTTGTTCTGGCGTATATGTTGGCCAACGAAGAGGGTTAGAAACAATGGAATCAAGCCTCTGCAATAGATGGCCTCTTGTTGCTCGGTAAATCTCAGCTAGCTGCTCATTAGTTGGTGGTGGTGGCGGGGTGTACTCTGCGATAGCACCTGCCGCACCGCTCATGATCTGATCATAGACCCACTGACCAGTTTCTGCTACGTCGTCTTTGTCAGCAATATAGCCTACTGTTTCTATAACCCCATTCATAGTTAGGTCTACTGTGCACTGGAAGCGCTGATCAGAGCCTTCCATTAGACGCATTACATCTCTTACATTACTTAGCGGGTTGTTATCCATTTTATTCTCCTATGCGATTCTTACTACAAAAGCTTGGGTTGGGGAGGATCCCCTTGATACCCAGGTGCCTGATAAAGTTGTGCCGCCGTAGCCACCATCCATTATACACGGTTGAGTGTAGGTCGCTTGTACGCCCAGTCCATCTGTTATAGTGGAGTAAACCCCACCATTGGTTGTTATTCCAGACCAGCTTGGGCTACTAATTAAATTAGGTCCTGAGTAATAACGGCTCCAACCGTCTAACGGAAGCGGGTTAGTTTTTCCGTTATAGGTTCTGGTATCACATAATAGGTAGGTTCCTATTGCATAATTAGTGGCGCTTGGGGAGGTATTAGTATCAATACTTTTGTATCTAGCGTTAGTCTGGGTAGTGCCATCTTGGTAATAGATATAGTTTGCGTCAATAGTGGTGGTCATGCGACCCTCCTAAATACTTGATAGAAGTATTCTTGGTCAATATACTCCCCATCACCGCACCAACCTGAGGCTCTCCAGGTACCTGGCATAGCATAGTAGTTGGTATTAGTAGGTCCAAAGTTAGATACCGAGGAAACCGAGGTAATAAATCCAGTTACAGTTGTTGTATTAGGTGCGCTTACATATGTGCCGTAAGTTCCATTTGTATATGGCCAGTACCATGTAGGCCAAGGAATAAGGTACCCAGCAGTACCGTTTACGTTTACTGTATCGTTAATATATGATTGTGGGGTTTTAGGGTTTACCTGCATAGTCATAACATATGACCCTACATCATACCCCAACCACCAATAACCACCTACAGTAATATAGTTAGGTCTAGAGGTGTACGCATTTCCAGAAGAAGTAGTTACAGTTGTACCAGTAATAGTTACAGTCATGCTACCCTCTCCAAAAGTAAAAAGTTACCATAATATTGATAGAGACCTGTGTTTAAAGCTTGCCCCCTATATTTCCAAGTACCGGCACATGGTCCAGTGCCTTGAGCGTTAAACATATAAAAGTTTTGAGACCCAGTGTAGGCGTTAGCTGCTTGAGTACTGTTTACATATGGATACATAGTTCCTGAGCTAGCGGAAAGTGAAAATGCCCCTAAAGATTTGTTTAATCCAAATGCCCAAGCGCCTGACGCAATAAATCCTCCACCAGCAGAGAACACAGTATTAGCAAAAGCTAGGTATCCCACGTTATAGGTGGTGGCTGTTTCAGAGCTATTAGTATCTGGAACCAGCTGCGATGCCGTGTTAGCTCCGTTAAAGGCAGAGCCGTCAACAAAGGTAATATTTGTACCGTCAATAGTAGTAGTCATGTGTTATCCCTTAAGTTCTTTTACTTGCTCCTCAAGAGCGGCAATCTTTGTAGACTGCTCTTTAATGGCCTCAATGAGTAGCGCAACCATGTTTGGATACGATACAGATAGCATACCATCATCTTCGTTCTCTGAAACCAATTCAGGGGCTACCTTGATAACTTCTTGGGCAATAACGCCCATCTCACGGTCTGGGCGTCCTTCCTTAATGTAGGTATAGCCATTAAGGGCCTCTACCTTTGTAAGGGCATCATCAATCTTTACAATGTCTTTCTTAAGACGCTCATCAGAAGATACTGTTATGTAACCAGTGAATGTAACTTGACCAGAGGTTCCACCTGATATGGTAAGGGAACTTGCTGTGTCATTGCGTATACCTCCACGAGCTGAGATAACTGCTTCAGTGTATAGGGATGGCCCACCGCTTACATAAATTCCATTATTAAATGTTACGTAGCTTGACGCATAAATAGTCGGGTTAGCTGCCCCAAAGTTAATGTTGCCACTTGTAAGTGTTAGGTTTCCAGAAGCTAAAGTTGTACCGCCGTTAAAGTTCTGACCATTATCAGATTGTAGCAATCCGCTAGATAGGTTGATATAGAATGGGCGAAGGGTATTCCACGATGCGCTAGCTGGGGCTGTGTTAGCTGCACTGATAAGGTTGTAATAGTTAGAGCCATCATTACGTAGAATAATAGTTTGGGCAGATG